TATCGGCATGGCTAACAACTCAATCGGGCCGCAGTATTTCACACATGGGTTTGAAGAAGAGAGCAGACAGTGACAGGAAGAACAAGACTAAAGCTAGAAGCGCAAATTACTGGGCCGAGCGGTACGCCAAAGCCAAAGCAATTGCGGAAAAGTACGAAGGCCACCGCAAAGGTGCAAGAAACTTTGCCGATAGAAGATTTGTCTAGCCCTGCTATTGTATTAGCTGAACATATACATGAAGAAGCACCACAGAATGTTATCTTTACCCCTAATGCAGGCCCACAGACAGACTTCCTAGCAGCAGGTGAGAGAGAAGTTCTATATGGTGGTTCTGCTGGTGGAGGTAAGTCATATGCAATGCTTGCAGACCCTCTACGATACATTACACACCCACAGTTCTCTGGGTTAATACTACGTCACACTACAGAGGAACTCCGTGAGTTAATCTGGAAGTCTCAAGAGATGTACCCTAAGATCATTCCGGGGATTAAGTGGTCTGAACGTAAAATGACTTGGACTGCACCATCAGGTGGCAGACTATGGTTCTCCTACTTAGACAAAGATGATGACGTATCACGATACCAAGGTCTATCCTTCTCATGGGTAGGCTTTGACGAGCTTACACAATGGGGTACTTCGTATGCATGGGACTATCTAAGGTCACGACTACGTAGTACTGCAACTGATCTTCCTATTTACATGAGAGCTTCTACGAACCCCGGTGGTCGTGGACATGCTTGGGTAAAGAAGATGTTCATTGACCCTGCTCCATATGGTGAAGCCTTTGATGCTACTGATTCAGAGACTGGTAACCCAATGGTATATCCAGCAGGACACTCCAAGGAAGGTTTAGCATTGTTTCGTAGGAAGTTTATTCCTGCTAAGCTATCTGATAACCCTTACCTAACGGAGACTGGTGATTATGAAGCTAACTTGCTTTCCTTGCCTGAACAACAGCGTAGGCAGCTACTTGAAGGAGACTGGGACATTGCAGAAGGTGCGGCTTTCCCTGAATTTAACCGTAGTATACATGTGGTGGAACCTTTTGAAATACCCAGTAACTGGACTAAGTTCAGGGCTGGAGACTATGGCTATAGTTCTTACTCCGCAATTGTATGGTGCGCTGTAGCTCCTAATGATCAGTTAATTGTTTACCGAGAGATGTATGTCTCTAAGGTATTAGCAGAAGATTTAGCAGACATGATCCTTGAAGCAGAGAAGGGTGATGGACAGATAAAGTATGGGGTGTTAGACTCCTCTTGTTGGCACAAACGTGGTGACACTGGCCCTAGTATAGCTGAACGTATGACACAGAAGGGGTGTAGATGGAGGCCATCTGATAGGTCTAAAGGAACTAGAGTATCAGGTAAGAATGAAATGCATAGAAGGCTACAGGTGGATGACTTCACTGGAGAGCCTCGGATGATTATATTCAATAACTGTAATAACCTTATATCTCAATTACCTACTATACCATTAGACAAGAAGAATCCAGAAGATATAGATACTAATTACGCACATGATCACCTATATGATGCACTCAGATATGGTACGATGTCTCGTCCTAGATTTGGTGTATTTGATTATGATCCTGCATCAGCAAGACCTAATACACAGTATTTAGCAGATCCTATAATGGGTTATTAACTTAACATTTTGTGAGTAACAAATGGCAGAACCAATCCAAGAACTAAGCAGTGCATCCGTAGCTTTAGAAGATGTATCAGAAGCATCAGACGAGAAGCTATATGTTAGTAGTTTAGTCACCACAGTAGAAGAACGCTTTACAAAGGCAGAGACTGCACGTAGGCAATACGAAGAACAGTGGTTACGCAACTACAAGAACTATCGTGGTGTGTATAGTGATGCAGTTAAGTTCACTGAAGCTGAGAAGTCTCGTGTATTCATTAAGGTTACAAAGACTAAGGTACTCGCTGCCTATGGTCAGATAACTGATGTGTTATTCAGTGCAGGACGCTTCCCTCTATCTGTAGATCCTACAGTGTTACCTGAGGGTATCTCTGGTGATGTACACTATGACCCAGCTGATAAGGGTCAAGAAGGCCCAGAGGCAAGTCCTTATGGCTTTGCTGGTGATGGTAATGACCTACCTGCTGGTGCTACTGAAGCTTCTTTACAGCTTGGTGCAATGGAGGCTAAGCTTGAGGGCAAGGATGTTAAAGAAGGCATGGGTAGTTCACCTACTTCTGTTAACTATAACCCTGCTATGCTTGCAGCTAAGCGTATGGAAAAGAAGATCCATGACCAGCTAGACGAGTCAGAAGCAACTAAACAACTACGATCTGCAGCATTCGAGATGCCTCTCTTTGGTACTGGTATCATGAAAGGCCCAATGGCTGTGGACAAGGAGTACCCAGATTGGGACGAGGAAGGTAACTACATTCCTGTCATCAAGACTGTACCTAAAGTATCTTACGTGTCTGTATGGGACTGGTATCCAGATCCTGATGCTGCCACTGTAAGTGACTGTCAGTACTCAATTCAACGTCATAAGATGAACCGCTCACAACTACGTGAACTTAAGCGTAGACCTTTCTTCCGTAAGGATGTCATTGAAGATGTTATCACGCAAGGTGAAAACTACATTAAGAAGTACTGGGAAGATGATCTTAAAGACTACCAGCTAGACTCAGGTGTTGATCGCTTTGAGGTACTAGAGTACTGGGGTGTGATGGACATGCAGACTATAGAAGACCATGAGATTGATATTCCAGATGAACTAAAATCAGCTGATGAACTTCAAGTAAACATCTGGATCTGTAATGGTCGTGTGGTACGCTCAGTGCTTAACCCATTCAAACCTGTACGTCTACCTTACTACGCAGTACCTTATGAGCATAACCCTTATTCAATCTTTGGCATTGCCTTAGCTGAGAACATGGATGATACGCAGACTCTTATGAATGGTTTCATGCGTATGGCTGTGGATAACGCTGTACTCTCTGGTAACCTAATCTTTGAGGTAGATGAAACTAACCTAGTTCCCGGGCAGGACATGCAGTTGTATCCGGGTAAAGTATTCCGTAGGCAAGGTGGTGCTCCGGGACAAGCGTTGTTCGGTACTAAGTACCCTAATGTATCTCAAGAGAACCTACAGTTATTTGATAAGGCACGACAGTTAGCAGACGAGTCTACAGGCTTACCTTCTTTCTCCCATGGACAGACAGGTGTAACTGGTGTAGGTCGTACCTCTAGTGGCATTAGTATGCTAATGGGTGCTGCAGCTGGTGGTATTAAGACTGTTATTAAGAACATTGATGATTACCTGTTAGGGCCAATGGGCAAGAGCTTCTTCCACTTCAACATGCAGTTTGACTTTGATAAGGCCATTCGTGGTGACTTAGAGGTTAAAGCTCGTGGTACTGAGTCTCTAATGGCTAACGAAGTACGCAGTCAACGTCTGTTACAGTTCCTACAGGTTGGTGCAAACCCTGCCTTAGCACCTTGGATGAAGTCACAATACATCATCCGTGAGATTGCTAAGTCAATGGAGCTAGACCCTGATAAGGTAACTAACAATGTTGAAGAAGCACAAGCACAAGCACTAATCATGCAACAGCAACAAGCTGAAGCACAGGCGGCTGCTCCACCACAAGGAGGTGCTCCTAATCCTTCTGATCCTACTGGGGCAGGTAATGGTAATATCGGAATGGGTCAAGTACCAGTTCCGGGTGAACAAGGATTTAGTGGCAATGAATCTGCTCCTGCTGAAGCACCTCTGTAATGATAAGCCCACATGGGAAACATTCACAGAGTATATGGATTATCTAATTGAACAACAGCACCGTAAGATGGAACAGACTACCGATACAAAGGAGTTGTTCCAATCCCAAGGTGCAATTCAATCATTAAGATCATTAAAGTATTTACGAGAGAGAGTCAACAATGAAAAGTAAGAATGGCTATGAAGAAGGCGGTTTCTTAGATGATGGTGCAAGTGTAGATGCTGTATCAGGTAACGAAGTACCAACAGGCTCATTACAGTCGGAAGTACGAGATGATATTCCTACCCAGTTAAGTGAGGGTGAGTTTGTAATACCAGCTGATGTAGTACGTTTCATTGGTTTAGAGAAGCTCATGAAGATTCGTGCAACAGCCAAGGCAGGTTTAAGTGCTATGGAAGAGGAAGGCCAGATTGGTGGTCAACCTGCTCCTATGGAGCTAGATGAAGATGGTGAGATGGATGCTCTCATTGATGGTCTAGATGGTGAAGACTTTGAAGGTGCTATACAGAACTTTGCAGAAGGCGGCTCAATATCTAAGATGCCATCTTACAAGAAGTACATGGGCCGTGAGTTCGGCAAGACACAACAAATTGAGTTCCGTACTTTCATTAATGCCTCTGGTGATAAGATTGTTATTAAGTTTGTAGACGGACAACCTCTACGACCTATACCTGAAGGGTATTCTCCCTACGTTGAAGGTGATACACCAGAGGCTCCACCAGAAGGTGAGGGTGTTACTGGTACAAGTGGGGGTGACGGTGGTGGATCTACTATGCAGAAGAATGATCCCAACAACCCATGGAAGGGCATTACTGCTCCGGGTGATTCAGACGCTATCAAGGAGCATCACCAGATCCGATCAGATAGGGTTACCCGTGATCGTGCAGCTGCACTTAAAGACTTAGGTGAACAGTTTAAGGATGAGACTAGTAGTACCATGGTCAATAAGCAGATGCAGAACTATATGACCCCTGATGCACTAGAGATATTTAATACACGGGGAACTAATAAAGACAGCTGGGAATGGTCTTTACTTAAGAATAAGACACCTGCAGAACTTGCTATCTGGGCGCAGAAGACTGCAGACACTATCCGTAGAACTTCGGGTCTACCTGATCCTTTTTACACAGGAGAACCTGAAGGGAATATGGGTAAGGTAGGAGAATTCTTCTCAGAGGCCTTTAGTGGTGGTGGCGATATACTAGACATTATTAAGCGTGTTGGTGTAATTGCTATTGGTTCTGGCGTTGGCATCCCTTCGTTTATTATGAATGAGTTGTATGATAAGGCAGGTGGTGATAAGGCTGTAGTGGATGATGCAATAGCACAGCAAGGAGCAACAGTAGAAACCTCAAGTGGTTCAGGTACAACCGAACTAGAGGATGCACTAAATATTCAAAAAGATCTTACTGTTAAGTTACAGGACGCAGAGGATCGTGGTGATAGTATTACAGCACAGAAGAATACTGCAGCAGCAGAATGGGCAGGAAAGGAAGCACAGTCTGACGCTATTCAAAAGGCTACACTTGAAGCACTTGCTACACAGAAGGGTGAGTGGGATGCAGAGAGTGAAGCATACACTACTAAGTTGGCAGACGCTGAGATTACACGAGGTAACGTAGCAGATAATCACGCACTGCAACTCTCTGTTCAAAAGGAAGATGCAGAAACTAAGTACAATGAAATATCTGCTGCATTGAAGGGTTCTGAAGGTAAAACTGATGCAATCACTCTGGCACTACAGGCTGCTAAAGATAAAGCAGCAGAGGATATTAGTAGTTTATCCACTCAACTACTTGAGTCTAACACGAATCTATCCACACAGAAATCTGCTTGGGATACTTCAGAAGCTGACTGGGATGTTAAGCAGGGTGACTGGGATACAGTTAATAAAGAGTGGTCAGGTAAAGTAGATCAATCAAATGCTATTCAAGCTGCACTACAGGAAGACTTGGCTAATACTAAGCAAGCTCTTGCAGACTCACAACAGGCAGTACAGGATAAGGATGTTGCTCTATCAAACAAGGATGCTGAGTTACAGGCTGCCATTAATTCACGGCCTAATACTCCTCCTCCGGGAACAGGAACTACTACACCTGTAACACCCCCTAAGACTCCTCCGGCAACAGGTGGTGGAGGCCACCCTAGTGCTGGTAGTGGTGGAGGCAACAATGGTAGTGGTGGTTACACTCCACCATCAGACACAGGTGGCGGTGGCGGTGGCGGTGGTGGCTACACAGGGGGTTGGGGTAATTCCGGCTATAGCCAGAAGAAAGCTATGGAGACAGGCAATGGGTATCTTAATAAAGGTGGCTTGATTAGGAAGGAAGATACGCCTACTATCAAGAAGATGCGTTCTGACAACACTACAGGCCTAGCAGCTAAGAAGAAATCAAAAGAAAGAGCAAAAGCTAAAAAGGGAGCTTTGGCAGCAAAACGAACTTAATACCCTTTATTGGCTACCTAAGATCGGGAGGTGTACAATTTCGTACCCTTCCCCACTGTTAGCCCCAACAAGAGAGTAAATATTATGCAAGCAGTAAAGAACACACCAGAAGTAAAAGGTTTCATGCGAGTTAATACTAAG